CTGTGACACTAGTTTTCAACTTCATACTTACCAACGCAAGGGCGCAAGCGAGAAGGTCTATGTTAGACCAACTGAGCCCGCCAACTTTAACGAGGTAAGTACGAACGTTGAGACTTGGTTCGGTACAAGAGGTATATCAAAACAAACACTCAAGGATCTTCAGGTTACTGAAGGCCCTGAGTTTATGCCTCAGACGGGTAAACAAGAAAATACCATACAGTTTAACTATTTTATGGGTGATCAACTCATTAACGTTAAGTATCGTGATGGTAGAAAGAATTTTAAACTTTACAAAGGTGCAGAAAAAGTATTTTACAATATTAATAGTATTGTAGGCTATGATGAATGCGTAATTGTAGAGGGTGAAATGGACGTATTAGCATTACACGAGGCTGGTATTAAAAATGTAATATCAGTACCTAATGGCGCTACATTAAACAACAACAACTTAGATTATTTAGATAATTGTATTGATTACTTCGATGACAAACAAAGAGTAGTTTTAGCTGTTGATGCTGATGAACCAGGTCAAATGCTTAAGCAAGAGCTTGTGCGTAGGCTTGGCGCTGAAGTTTGTTATCTTGTAGACTTTAATGGAGAAAAAGATGCTAACGATTATTTAATTGAGCATGGCCCAGAGCTACTACGCAATGCTATACACAGCGCACGCCCTGTACCACTCGAAAATGTTTCAACCTTAAAAGATGTAGAAGATGAACTTAGAGACTTTGTTAAAAATGGTTTTAAACCTGGCTTTCAAATCGGGATTAATAACTTTGATAAAATATTTAGCACATACACTGGCCAATTTATTACTGTTACTGGCATTCCTAGTAGTGGTAAATCTGACTTTGTTGACCAAATGGTGGTGGGATATAACAACCTTTACGGCTGGAAAACTGCTTACGCTAGTCCAGAAAATCAACCAGTATATCTCCACGCGCATAAATTAATGCGTAAACACTGGCAAGATATGCCTGCTGTAGGTGATATTGGCGGTGATAAATGGCAGCAAGTTACAGATCACGTTAATGACAACTACTTTTTTATTGATATGGATAAATATAGTTTAGAGTCTGTATTACGTAAAGGTGCTGAGCTTGTTAAACGTAAAGGTATTAAATGTTTAGTCCTTGATCCATTTAATAAGATTAGAGATGTCGATGCTAAGTCAGATGATGTAAACCGTTACACAATGGATTATCTAGCTAAGATTGAAGCTTTTTGTAAAAAGTATGATGTACTAACATTTATCGTTGCACATCCTACTAAAATGTATAAAGGCCAAGACGGTAAAATTGAAGAGCCAACTATGTATAATATAAAAGGTGGTGGTGAATGGTACGATGCTAGTTATCACGGCCTGTTAGTACATAGGGATTATGAGGCTAAAACAACTAAAGTAAAAGTATTAAAAGTTAAATTCCAAAACTTAGGTCAAAACGGTGCTGAAAGCCATTTTACGTGGGAACCACGATCAGGTAGCTTTGTGCCTAACGAGCCCGTAGTTGAAGATGGTGGGCCTATGCCCTGGGAAGCATAATGGCATTTAAACGTTGGAATAAATCACCTAGTAAAAGACCACCAGTTAAATCATGGCAACCTGAAGAAATGAAAATAATTGGCTGGTGTTTACAGCGTAATATAGGTGTAGGTATAACTCCTGATTGGAAACACGATATGAATAGATGGATTATTGAAATATCAATTAATGGGAATATACACACTGATCCCAACAGATATGATGATGAAACAGTTTTAAATAAACTAAATGAATACTATAAATACTATTATGATAAATACAAACTAAATACGAATACCAAAGGATAATAACAACATGATAAATACAATAAATAATAAAAAGTTTGAAACAGCAAATGAAGCATATGAATACTTGCACGATGCAATTATACAGCATGGTACAGAGTTTGGAGATACAAAAGCCCTGTTTAACGTAGGGTTTTATATTACTAACCCTCTTGCAAACGCTATTACAAACAAAGAGCGTAAGTGGAATATAGAATATGCAGAGTCTGAATTTCAATGGTATTTATCTGGCGACTGTAACATAACTAAGCTAGGTAAAATATATGGTAAAATACCACCGATATGGATTAAAATGGCTGATGATGAAGGTAACGTTATGTCTAATTATGGTTGGCAATGGGAACGTAAAAGACAGTTAAACCAAATGATATTAAAACTAAAGCTAGACAAAGACACTAGGCAAGCTGCAATATCAATATACGATGGTAAAGAGCATTATAAGTACAAAACAGATACCCCTTGTACGTATGCAGTTCAGTTTACAATTGTACATGGTAAATTAGACATGTGCGTTACAATGCGTTCTAATGATCTCTGGTACGGTTTCTGTAACGATCAGTATTGTTTTTCAGAATTACAAAAATATGTTGCTGAAGAACTTGATATATCAGTTGGCGTATATTATCATTTTGCACACAATATGCACTTATACAATAATAAAATATGACATATTACTTATACCACATACCAGGTAAAAAGATCGGTGTAACTCGCGATCTAAAAGAAAGAGTTGAACATCAACAAGGATATAACGAAGATGAATACGTTGTGTTAATGGAAACAGATAATATATTAGAAGTATCTAACGCTGAAATATTAATGCAAAAAGCATTTGGTTATAAAGTTGATACAATACCTTATAATAAACTTAAATTTAATAAAATGGAATTAAAAATAAATGTAACAGAACAAACTACCACTTTCCCCTGTCCTGTTAACAAGCTGAAAGGCCAATTAATGGAACAAATAGGAATGAAGTGGGACACAATAGATGGCGAGGTTAGTTTAACTCCAGAGTCTATAAAGTGGGTTGTTAAAAACGCAAAGACATCTATGTATAATGATGAACGATGTTATGTATATAACAAAGCATTTGCTAGGTGGTTTGATAACAACGAGGCTTATCCAAGAACTGGAGCGTTAACACCTATGGGCGCAAGATCTCCTGAAAAAGAAGGTCGCAATGTTGTAAGAAGTCAGTTTGATTTAATTAGAGAGTGGGCTAACGATAGAGGCTTGTATGATGGCGGTGATCCTAAAACACAAGCTTTAAAATTAGTTGAAGAAGTTGGCGAAACTTGTAGGGCTATACTAAAAGAAGATGCTAAAGAAATGATTGATGGTATCGGTGATTGTGTAGTCGTACTAACTAATTTAGCTGAGCTAATTGGCACTCCAATTGAAAAGTGTATTGATATAGCTTACAATGAAATAAAAGATAGAAAAGGTAAAATGAATAACGGAACATTTAAAAAAGATTAATATGTCAGACAGAGAAATTATGGATGCAAAACAAGGTATTGAACGCAAGTCGTTTGGCTTTCGTGATCCTGTAGTTAAACATGTAGTTACTAAATTTGTTTCAAGGTCAGATATTGGCTATGAAAAATATGGTAGAACATTAGATGACGAACGTAAAGGTGGTTTTAAAAACCTAGCCGGTTATCTTATGGATATACAAGAGGAACTTATGGATGCAGTGCTATACATACAAGCTGCACGCGAAGAGCTTGAAGAACAATATGAAGCGCCTAGAGCTTATTGCACTGCAGCAGATTATGACGATGAAGAAGAGGATTAGAGGTCGTATAAAAAGAAAACGTGGTCCTGTTGTAAGTAAAAAAGTTACTTGCGACGGAATCAAGTTCGCTTCCGGTCTTGAAAAATATATGTATCTTGCCCTTAAAAAAGCTAAAATACACGCTATATACGAAGGTGCAACATTTGTAGTTCAAGAAGGTTTTGAGTTTAAAACTACTAGTTACGAGCGTCAAAGTAATGGAAAAGGAGAGTTTAAAGACAGAGGTAATAAAAAAATATTACCAATAAAATATACTCCAGATTTTGTAAGTCCTTCATTTATAATTGAATGCAAGGGTCGTGCAAACGAATCGTTTCCATTACGTTGGAAAATGTTTAAAAAATATGTAAAAGTAAACATGCCTCATGTGACTATATATAAACCTCAGAACCAGAAGGAATGCGACAAGGTAATCGAATTAATAACCAAATCAAAAAAGAAATGAAAAAATCAGATTGGGAATTAAGCCTTGGTACATACCCTGGTTTTTTACTCGGTGTAAGATCTTACGCTGAACCCTACAGAACGAACCACGTATTTTATTTACCTTTCGTGGATATTTGCCTAACGATTTATAAACTTAAGAACTAAATGAATAATAACAATAAAATATTATCCGATATTACTGTGCATATGAAATATGCTAAATATATTCCGGAGTTAAACAGAAGAGAAACTTGGGAAGAACTTGTAACGCGTAATAAAGAAATGCATCAGAAACGTTATCCGGATTTATATAATGAAATTGAAGAAAATTACAGATATGTATATAAAAAGAAAGTTTTACCGTCTATGCGAAGCTTACAATTCAGTGGCAAACCGATTGAGATTTCGCCCAATAGACTCTACAACTGCTCCTATTTACCTATTGATCACGTTGATAGTTTTAGCGAGTGTATGTTTCTGTTGCTTAGTGGATGTGGCGTAGGCTACTCTGTACAAAAGCATCATGTTACTAAACTACCACATGTAACAAAACCTTTTGACAAAAGAACAAGGAGGTTTGTTATTGGTGATAGTATTGAAGGTTGGTCAGACAGCATAAAAGTATTAATCAAGTCTTATTTAGGTAATAAGAGATCATCTAAGGTTAAGTTTGATTATTCTGATATTAGGCCAAAGGGCGCAAGGCTTGTGACCTCTGGTGGAAAAGCTCCTGGGCCACAACCGTTAAAAGAATGTTTATTAAAAATTAAAGGAATATTAGATGCTAAAGAAGATGGCTCAATGCTTACAACTCTTGAAGTACACGATGTTGTTTGTCACATTGCTGATGCTGTACTTGCTGGTGGTATTCGTAGAGCTGCTCTCATTAGTTTATTTTCAGCTTACGATGAAGAAATGATTTCATGTAAATCAGGGCAATGGTGGGAAACAAACCCTCAACGTGGTAGAGCTAACAACTCTGCTGTGTTAATAAGACATAAAATAACTAAAGAGTTTTTTATGGATTTATGGAAACGTATAGAGCTATCTGGTTCTGGTGAACCTGGCATATATTTTAATCACGATAAAGACTGGGGCACAAACCCTTGTTGTGAGATAGCACTAAGACCTTTTCAATTTTGTAACCTATGCGAAGTTAATGTATCAAATGTAGTTGACCAAGATGATTTTAATGCTCGTGTAAAAGCCGCATCTTTTATTGGTACATTACAAGCGGGTTATACAGAGTTTCATTATTTAAGAGAAATATGGCAAGAGACAACAGAACGCGACGCACTTATCGGTGTGTCCATGACAGGGATAGGGAGTGCCGCTGTGCTCCAAATGGATATGAAGGCCGCTGCAAGTATCGTAAAACGCGAGAACACGAGGGTTTCAAAATTAATAGGTATCAATCGCGCGGCACGTACAACGTGTGTTAAACCTGCAGGTACTACTAGCCTAGTGCTAGGTACTAGTTCAGGTATACACGCGTGGCATAATGATTATTATATACGTAGATTACGTGTAGGTAAAAATGAAGCTATATACAGTTATTTATCTAATAATCACCCTGAGTTAATTGAAGATGAATATTTCAGACCACATGACACTGCTGTTATTGAAATACCACAATCAGCGCCTGAAGGTTCTATATTAAGAACTGAGTCTGCATTTGATCTTATGGAACGTGTTAAACGCGTAGCTACTGAGTGGGTTGCACCTGGTCATAGATCTGGTAGTAACACACATAATGTATCTGCAACTATAAGTTTAAAGAAAGAAGACTGGGATAAAGCTGGTGAGTGGATGTGGGAAAACAGAGACTGTTACAACGGTTTATCTGTACTACCTTATGATGGTGGTACATACACACAAGCTCCGTTTGAAGATATAAAAAAATCGGAGTTTAACAAGTTGGTTAAATCATTACAAGATGTAAATCTTGAAAATGTTATGGAATCAACTGATGAAACCGATCTATCTGGCGAATTAGCCTGTGCCGGTGGATCTTGTGAAATTACAGGCTTATAACTAAACAATAAATTATGAAAAATGTTTTAATGAGTTTTGCTTTGGCAGTACTGTGTGCTGTAAGTGTTAACGCTCAAAATCAAGGTGACTGGTACATTGGTACTGGTGACATTGCTAATACCGCTTGGACTGAGTGGTCTGTAGCACCAACTGTAGGTTACGGTATTGCTGATAACTTTATGGTTGGAGTAAACGTATCTCAAGCAGACTCGTCTGCAGAAATGGTACTAGATGCACATGTTAGATATTTCTACAATGGATTATTTGGCTATGTATCTGCTCCTAACTTAGATACAGACAGACTAATGATTGGTCTTGGTAAAATGTTTACTCTACACAAAGGAGTATACGTTGATCCAAAAGTAGTATATGATACAAACTTAAAAACAACTAACTTAATGTTAGGGTTTGGTCTTAAATTTTAGTATTAACTTAAACAATAAACAAAATGGATAAAGTATTTAATTATTTAAATGGATTTTTTAGTGGATTAGCTGGAGTATTATTAACAGTACTGCCACTTACTATTTTATGGGAAGTGTTATCTGGTGGATTATTATTCAATATGGATGTAATCACTAACTTAACAGCTCTTGTAAATGAGTTTGGAAACGGAGGTTTTGCTGGACTAGTTGTTCTAGTATTAGTTGCTTCGTTTTTTGTTAAAAAATAAATGTATAACTAAAATTAAATTAAATTATGTCTTTTAACAAACTAGACAGTTTGTTTGACGAGCTACAAGATACAATTAATGATTGTCAAGCAGACGTAAGTAAATTTGTAGAGGGTAATAACTCTGCAGGAACGAGAGTCAGAAAGGCCATGCAAGCTGTAAAAGCTCTAGCCCAAGAGGTTAGATTAGAAGTGCAAGACCAAAAGAACTCACAGTTCTAAAATAATAAAGGGAGCTTAACGGCTCCCTTTTTTTTATATTGCTACTAAAAATATAGTAATCATCATTACTATATATACTAGCGGACTAAGATCTATTTTTTGTTTTTCCATAATTTAACAATTACAGAAATTATAAAAGCACTAAGCATTTTAATGTTAAGAAATTGTTAATTACTGGTAGTGTCTTCTATATACCACTCACCGTCTACATCATTTAATATTGTTAATATTTGATTGTAGCTATAAGCAGTTTTACCGTATAAAAACTTTGGCTTATATCCTTCATACTTTACAAAAGTCTTTGTATTGTCATTATTCCACCTTAACGTATCTACAGAAGTTTCTTGTACTTCAGAAAAATCTACACTACTTACATCTTCGCTTGTTATTATTACGTATTGTCTTGCCATATTAAGGTGTGTCTGTACTAGATATACTTGTATTGTTGTTTATTCTTAATGTTTTACTATTGCCAGAGTCATCTGCTAAAGTAGTATCACTATTACTATAAGCTTCTAAAGTGTAATAAGCTATTAAACCTGAGTGATCAGACTCGTCTTTTGGTGATCCTGAGTTATATATAGCTGAAACTTCAGAAGATGTTAATACATCGCTAAAAAAAGCTATGTCACTCATATGACCATTAAAATAAGCATTGCTTTGTATATCATTTCTACCAATAATAAAACCAGCGTGTCCACTTGCGTCTGACCAAGTATTACCTATAGCGTCTGAATCTGTTTGTGATCCGTCTATATATAATCTAACTATATTATTAGCAGACGTTTTACTACCAGACTCCCACGTCATTGCAACGTGATGCCAATTACCATCGTTTTCTAAACCACTACCAGAATCAACTACATTTGTAGTACCACCAAACTTTACATTACCTCTTATAACAGCAGAGGCATTGTTCCATAATAGTATAATTTGATTGTCAGTACCTTCTTCTGCTTTTATTTGCCATATAAATCCATTAGCAGACATTGAATCTAATTTAACCCATGCACTAATAGATCCTATGGCTTCTAAATCAGTACCTATATTACCTTGTTGGAAATCTAAGTAATCATTAGCACCATCAAAGTCAAAACTTTTATCATCAGTAAAAGAGCTAAGATCATGGTCATAAGCATAAAATTCAGACATTGCATGTGGCGTACTACCGTCAGGTCTATCACTAGCACTGTTAGCAGTGTTAATAGTTGCTACAGTTCCGTTAGAACATTGTAAAAGACTTGTTTGTGTTGTTGCGCTAGCATTATAAGTATTAGTAGCTAACTCTGCCCTAATACCAGCTAGGCTTAATGTACCACTACTTGGAACAGCCACTGCAAATTTCTTTTAATTTATCAATTTGTTTTTGTTGATCTTTAATAGCTTCAATTAAATAACCTACAATATTACCATAAGCAACACCTTTAAAGTTACCATCGTCTATAACTAATTCTGGAGCAACTTTTTCTATTTCTTGAGCTATGACACCAGAACTAGCTTTACCTGTATCTACACGATCAAAACTAACTCCTCGCATTTCTAATACTTTTTTACCATCTAATGTTTTAACGTTTTCTTTTAATCTTTTATCAGAATATGCTATTACATCTGCAGAACCTGTTATTGTACCTACAGCAGTTAAAAGTCCTTGTACTGCAGTTACAGAAGCCGAACCATTTCCTATTGTTACATCAACCTCATTGTCAAGGCTACCACCAGTTAGTTTAAGGCCTGTGTTGTTACCACCGTCATGACTTGCAACTCCAAAAATTAATTGCCCAGACTCTTGTCCACCAGTTGACACATCTATTTCACCAACTATATAAGCATAGTCTTCGCTATTTTGCGCGCTGTCTTGTCCTGAAAACCATATTTCACCTAGATTCTGGCCTGTAGCAACCGCGTCATCAGCTCTTAATTTTTGAAACTGTAGTCTAGAAGCTTGATCGTCGTTTGTAGTGTTTTTTATTAAGAAAAGAGGATCATCTGCATTTGCTGATTCAAAAGTAAAAGTGTCTCCGTTTACTGTCATGTTACCAGTTGTAAACTTACCGGTAGAATCATACTGTCCTACTGTAGAGCCATTTATTCTAAGAAATATATCAGTTTGTCCATTAAGCATTAACTTACTACCACTTGTAGCTCCCTCTATAAATGTACTACTACTTCCAAATCTTAAAGCTATATCAGAGTTAAAAGTTGTAGTTCCTGTTATAGTACCTCCAGCTAAAGGCAATGCGCTTGCCGTGTAACTGTAACCTAATATCTTATCTTCAATAGCGGCCGATGTCATAATGTGTGCGTCATCATTAGTAAACTCGCCTGAGTCATCAACACCTGTAATAGTGTTACCGTCTAAGATAATACCACCTAAAGTTGCATTACCAGAAAGAGTTAAATTACCAGTTATATTTACCTCGCCGTCAGGTGTTAATAATAAATCTTGATCAGCTTCAATTATTAAATCTTCTGGAGTTTCCGAATTAGTGTATATTCTTGTATTTGCATCATTAAACCTTACACCTTTTCCTGAAGCAAACGTAATATTATCACCTAATGCTAAAGTACCAGATATATCTGCGTTACCATTGATGTCTAGCGATAAGCCTTGTACCTCACCGCCGACATCAAGGTCGCATAAAATTTTGTGTGTTGGCATTTAATTTAATTTAATTTATTATTAATCTATTTTCTGTATTAATACGATAACATCGCTTGAAGCTATAGTTGAAGGAGCGTCGTTAGTATTAATTGTAATGTTGTTTGCATCTGTTCTAACTACTTCAGCAATTACAGTTTCATAAGAACTAGCGTCGTACATTTGTACAATAACGTTTCTTGTTCCTAAATCATGTTGGATAGTTATATCATCATCACTACCATCACCAATTGTAGCTGTAAAGCTTCTTGCAGCTAAACCAGCAGGTGTAACAGCTAATGAAGAACTAGAACCAGCTAAAGCCTCTGCAGTTGAAGCAAGTGTAACAACACCTTTTGTACCAACAGCACCGTTAGCTACGGATAATACAGAGCTTGAAGCAGATATGTTAGTACCAGCAAATAGATCAGCTAGTTTACTAACGTTAGTCATACGCATTGTACCACCATCGTTGTGTAAGAAACCATCACCGTTTGCTACAGCAGTAGTACCTCTTGAAGTACCACCGTCTATTAAGTTTAATTCAGCCGTTGTAACCGTGGCACCATCTAATATTTCTAATTCAGTTTCGCTAATAGCAGCACTACCAATTGTAAATCCATCTGCATGCACAACACCGTTTCCATCATATATAACTGCTTTACTATTTACAACAGTACCAGCTTCAGATGTATCTAAAAGATTTAATTCAGCAGCTGTTGAAGTTATCGATGTACCACCTATTTGTAATGTTGTAGCATTTACTTCACCAGAAGATCCGTATATAACACCTTTAGAGTTTACAATTGTACCAGCGGAAGAACCATCTACTAAGTTTAGTTCAGCAGCTGTAGAAGACACAGTAGTTCCATTTATAGACAAAGCATCAGTTTCTAATGTACCATCAACATCTACATTTCCAGAAATATCTAATGAAGAAGCTATTAACTGAGCAACTTGTAAATCTTCATAACTACTACCTAATAGTAATTCAAACTTAGGGCCAGTAGTGCTATAATTAATTTTTGCATCATCACCAGAACCACCTTCAATTGTAATACCAGCACCGTTAACTACAGCTGATGTACTGTTACCACTATCTAATACAATGTTGTGATCATTAAGATTTACTGTAGTTGAGTTAACAGTTGTTGTAGTACCAGATACTGTTAAGTTACCAGGTATTGTAACTGTAGAGCTAGAACCAGAACCAACTGTTACATCTACATAGTTACCAGTTTTATGTCCTGCTAAAGTTAAACCAGATCTTAAACCTGTAGTAGTACCATCACTAGCACCAACTTGTAACGACATTTGACCAGTCTCGTCAGTATTATCAGCTTCAAGAACCTCAACTAATATTTTACCAAAATCAGTTTGTGCTTGAGCAGCGTCATCACCTGTAAACAAGATTACACCAACATCATCACCATCGGCACCAGCAGCGCCTTTATCTTTTACAAACTGTAATCTAGCACCGTTAGCATCATTAGTAGTATTTTTAATTATTACAAGAGGATCGTTAGCATTTGCAGAAGCAAAAGTAGCAGTGTCAGTTGTAAAATTAACTTCAGATTGATTTATAGTTGCTAAAGTAGTTATAACACCACCACTAACAATATTAGTACCACCTACTGTTATAGCATCAGCTTCAAGAGTTCCGTCAAAGTCACCGTCTACAGCATCTATATTTCCTTTAAATATCGTAGCTGTTATTGTACCACTAGATGGATTGTAAGTTGCATTACCATCTGCTTCAAGGCCTAAGTTACCACCATCAACATCACCACCAGCAGTAAATACAATAGCATTTTCTTCATTTGTGTTTTCATTATCAGTAATTGTTACTGTTGTAGCAACCGCAGCCGTTGTTGCATTAGCAACTGTTACCCCTGCAATAACCGTATTTAAAGCAGTTCCACCAACTGTTATGGCGTCAGCCTCTAATGTGCCATCGAAATCTCCATCAACAGCGTCAATATTACCTTTAAATATTGTAGCAGATACTGTACCAGTACTTGGGTTGTACGTTAAATCACCATCAGCTTCTAAACCTCTATTAGCACCACCACCGCCAGCGCCTTCAACAAAAGTAATTTGGTTTTCTTCGTCTGTGTTTTCGTTATCAGTAACTAATACATGTGCGGAGTTTGTAGCGTTAGTTACAGTAACACCCGCAATAACAGTGTTTAAAGCTGTACCGTTTACAGTTATAGCATCTGCTTCTAATGTACCATCAATATCAGCATTACCACTAATATCAAGACTAGCACCATCAACTTCACCAGTAACTGTTATACTATCTACATAAGCGTCTTTCCATCTTACTGAGCTAGAGCCTAAATCTACATCACTGTCAGACTGTGGTCCAAATATATTATCACCAAGATAAACTTGCTCAACGTTGTTTGCGTAGAAATGTATTTCATTAGCTGTTTCAAAATCAATTTTAGTTTGATCGTCTTCACCAATTTTTATGTCAGTAGCTAATAACGATGTAATTCCTGTTTGCGCAGCGTCTATAGTTGCTGTAACAGTAGTACCAGTTGCACTAGTAGTTATACCAGTTCCACCAGCAATAGTAAGGTCAACGTTTGCACTAGTATCAGCAGCACTACCAGAATCACCCGAAAGAGTTACCCCAGTAATATCACCAGTTGCTGTACCTGTACCAACCGCTTGGTAAGCTGTTCCATTATGAAATTTTAATACGTTATCTGTACTATTATAATATAAATGTCCTTCGAAACCACTAGGATCACTAGAAAGTATTTGCATAGCTGCATTTTGAAGCTGGTTTTGATTCAAATTTATATGCGCTAAATATTTTAATTCTGCCATTTTTTTTGTTTTTTATTTTATATTGTTAATTTTTTAATTAAAGAAAGCTTTTCCTGAAAAAGCAGCTTCAAAGTCTAGTGTACACCTGTTGTCACTGTTGTAGGTAACTTGACCTATTATCACCGTGTTAGCTGAGTCAACAACTGTAACGGATGGTTTTTTGGCTAAGTTATGGTCAACAACCCACTGTGTTGATGCGGAACCTTGTGTAAACACAAAATTAGCGTCGGTAGTAAATATATTATTTGTAACACTAGGATTTCCTATATATTTAGCCATTTATTAAATTATTTTGTAGTTAGTTTTTCTGTTTTCTTTATATGCCTTTAAGCACCTTTTTCTGTTTTTTTGTGGTGACACGTAACTAACGTGCACCCAGTCTGGATTATTATCGCTACCAAACTCCCATATCATTTGATCAAAATCTAAATGCTCTTTTATAAACTCGTACATTTCAGCGTTAGTACATCTACCAAACGTATCGTCTATGTCTATGGCTTGGCCGTGACAATGTTGTGACTTTGTACTACCGCCTATAGCTTTATTAAGCTCTGGTGATCTGTAAAAACTATTTATTTTTATAGGTCCACCAACATAAGCTCTTAATGGTTCGAATATATTTTCAGCTAATTCAACCATGTTTGCTAAATGTTTTTTTGTAGGTGTATTGTCTATATCTAGACGTATCGCTGTTCTGCTATACACACTTTCCTTGTCGCTTATATGTTTACTTATCATTTTATTTACTCATTAAAACATCTACTGTATCACTACCTCCAACCGTAATATATAAGCCGTAATCACTATTATTAAACGAAACCATATCTTCATTGTCTAAAAGCAAGGACATAGCTACTGGTATTGAACTTGCAGAAAGTATATTAAAAGTTTCTGGTTCTGCTGCCGCTGGATTACTTTGTAAAAACAAAGTTACTGTCGCGCCGTTTGTAGAGTGAATATTGGTTATCAAAATAGACTTGATATTACCAGATTTACTACCAGGCTCTATAAGTGTGCTAGTTACCCCAGTGCTACCAGTTATATTGTGATAAGGTTGGAAAGCCATTTATTATGCTTCTTCGTAGAACATTACAAATTCTAAAACTACTGTATCATCAGTAGCCGGAGTTGCAGTAACGTCATCAGTGTCTATACAAGTAAGAGGCATCATCATCCAGTCACCTCCGTAGAGAAGACCAATTGGCTCTGCTTTTACACCTATTGTAACACCTACTGACTTATCAATATTACCTTTGCCGTCTCCAATATTTCTAATATATATTTTTGAAGCTACACTGTCTTTAGGCTCTATTAATTCGCTAGCCATCTCCACTAAGTCTACTACAGTCGCTGCAGATAATTTTCTTCTTTGAAAACCTGTTGTACTATCTATATCTGTAACAGTACCAGCCTGTGTTAATGTCATTGATTCTGATATTCCACCAAAACCAGAAAGTATATCAGATCCTATACTTATTGTGCATGTTGTTGCCATGTTTATTTATTTTTTTTAATTAATTATTAAGTAGTAGCTAAAGCTGTTCCTTCGTGAAAAAGAGCATACTCTATTTTGTTTGTTCCACCGTTAGATGTAATTGCTATATCAGCATCACCGTCATGAAAATCTGCAGGTATAAACATCCAGTCTCCACCGTATAATCTACCTATAGCTTGTGTATTTTGAGTAATTGCTATATAGTAAGTTTCGTCTATTGAATGATTTTTAACAAAAAGTTTACTTGCTTTTGATGCTGTTGGAGTAGTAGCAATTAAATCGTACTCATCTCCAGTTGCTATTTCTACATACCCATATTCTATTTGATCTAAACCATCAGCAGTAGTACCCGCTTTCATTAACGTCGTAGACGCTGTTACGGACATATTGTCTGACAGAAGATCACTTGTTAGCGTTACCGCCGCTGTTGTTGTTGCCATATTTGTTATTTGTTATTTAGTTATTATTAATCTGTTAGTAACATGTATTCTAGTGTTATTGAGCTTGATACACTAGGTGTTATTTTAATATCTGCTGCACCATCGTGGTTATTCCAAGGAAAAAAAGCCCAATCACCAGCATATAATCTACCTATTTCTTCTGAGTTATGTGTTATTACAAAATATTCTGAAGCCGTTGTAGATGTATTTTTAAGATATATTTTATGAGCTTTAGCTGGACCAGAAGAATAATCATCAGCATCAAATAAAATATATTGAGAAGATGATGATGTAGTTTTTCTACCTAAACCACCTGTGCCAGTTAAACCAGTAGAGTTGCCAGCACTAGTTAAAGTTGCCGTTGTTGATAATGCTAACTCATCTGATAATAAATCAGTACTGCTTAGCGTTATAGTTGCTGTCGTTGTTGCCATATTATTTTTTTATTAATTGTTTAATTACACTTCCATCACTATATATAAACAGTAGAAGTTTGTTTTTTATTATTTTTGTTTTTCTACCAAGAAGATCAGTTACACCTACTAATTTTTTCTCAGCTTGTAGTCTTGTTGGTAATGGACCAGTCCAAGTGCCTTCACAATAATTGTATGTTGCTTGACAAACTGTGTCCCACTCGTTCTCACAACAGTACTCATCTATATCTATTACCCAAGCGTAGCAAGGATCGTTTAACCAGTAAGGGATGCTATCGCCAGTAACACAGCCTGCACTGTAACGGCAAGATAAAGAATCGTCAATATTAGCATTTGCGTTAAAGTTATATGCCGTTTGATCCATGCAACCCACAACGATAGAAATACACGAACCGTTATCCGTGTTAGCAAGTGGATTAAAGTTAAGAGCCAAACTATCCATACACCCATAAACATAAGAAACACAACTAAAATCCTCCGTGTTCGCCGCTGCGTCGTAATTAAACGCAGAAGGATCCGTGCAGCCATATATATAAGGTATACAAGGAATACTATTGTTAGTTGCATTTGCAAGTGGGTTGTAGTTAAATTGTGTTGAGTCCATACAACCATAAACAAACTCTATACAAGAGCCATTGTCTACGTTTGCTAGTGGATCATAGTTAAACATTGTTGGATCTGTACAACCATATACTTTCGCCACACAGGAACCATCGTCAACATTTGCTTGTGGTTGGTAATTAAAAGCTTGTGGATCAGTACAACCAAATACTATTGCAATACAACTACCATCATCTGTATTAGCTAAACTATCATAATTAAGAGCTGTTACGTTTGTGCAGCCAAATATTACTGGTATACAAGTGTCGGGCGTATTAGCAAGCACATTATAATTAAACGCTAGTGGTTGCATACAACCTAAAATTATAGGTAAACAACCACCATTATCCACATTAGCACTATTATCATAGTTAAAAGCTAAACTGTCAGTACAACCAAACATAGCTAAAGTATTGCAGCTATCTTGTATATTAAAATCTGTATAATAAGCGTTTGCAGTATCAACGTGGTATTCTAAATAAGCTGGAGATATACAACCAGGATAATAATAGCAGTCATCATTTGTATTTGCGCTGTCAACATAATTAAAAGCCAAACTGTCTAAGCAGCCATAAATTTTTTCTTCACATATATTACCACAATATGTTTGTGCTTCATATTTAAAAAATGGTATTATAAAAGGCGGTTGTACGCTTATTGTAGTATCACCAAATGGGTTTAATAAAGTAAAACCACACTCTAAAGCTGTGTGCTGTGCTTGTTGACTAACAAACAGCTTAGCATGTACTTCATCTGGTGCGTATAAACCTAAATTAAACACTTGGTTGAAAGCAGGTTGATTCATGTAAAATATACTAGTATCAGCATCTTGCCATATTTCTAATCTTGTACCTACCCAGCCATTACCTATAAGATCATGTAGTATTAAAGTATAGCCACATGAGTCAATGTCTTCCATTGCATTTGCTACAGGATCGTAGTTATACATTGTGCTATCAGTACAACCATATATTTTTAGAGTTACACAACTACTGTCATCTATTGTAGCCAACTCATTGTATTCTACGTAGTCATCATCCATACAACCATAGACTGGTGGTGGTGGTATACAGGTGTCAGCCTGCCAAACATGACTAGTATCATATCCAAAAGCAGGATCGTTACCATATACAACTGTATCGCCACATTGCATCACATAGTATGAGCCATTTTGCCCACCCCATAAACTACCTTCTAAACCATCACCATATAAATCATATATAGTAAAAGTTAATTCACCAGGCGGTAAGCATGCAAACTTAAACTGTGGCTCGTAGTCTGGCACATTAGGATAAGTACCACCTGCAAACAATATATTTCCTAAACTATCTTTTATATCCCAAGACGTTTCTTCAGGATATTGATCTAAATTTATATTAACTAATGTTGGTACACATGGTCCTGGCGGTGGAGGTGGTGGTGGTGGCAAACAGCTTGGTACTGGTCTATTGGAGTATACGCCTGACTGAAAGTTAGGATTAGGATAATTTACTATTGTATCTCCACAAACAGTAACGTAATAACTACCGTTCATACCGTCACCATAAGTATCTCTCATTAAAAATGTAATATCAGCTATACTATCGTTTATATAACAAGTGTCAGTATAAGTTGTGTTAGGCGATGTATAATATCCAGCTGGTACATTACAAATAGTATCACCATATAAACTATCAGCAAATAAAGTCCAATATGTTTCTGTAGGATATTGATCTGTAGTTATATGTATTACACACTCTTTTTGAGCAAATGTAATAAAAGGCAATAATAATAGTAGTAATATTTTTTTCATTTAATTTTAATAAATTTTTTCATGTTTCTTATATATATCCTGTTCTTTTTTACATCTGTTACAACTCTACCTTTAAGATCATATATCACGCCCTTATGTTGTCCGTTTGGTAAAACTTCATTTATACCAACAGTGTTATTCCACTCCACCCACTCAGTACCGTTGTACACTATCCACTCACATATGTCACGACATTCATATATTGTTTGCCAATTAGTATCTGTTACATAAGCAGTGTAACATACTTTTACCGTATCTGTAAGTTGTATTATTGGAAATGATGCCCATGCTCCATTACCAAGAAAACAAAGTTGTGGATTACAAACTGCCCATGCAACACTTACTGTATCACAATAATTATCTAAAGAATCTGTTGTTTCAATCATCACACTAAATACACCATTAGTATTTGGTAACACTGAGTATGATATTGAATCACACCAGTTTACTTGTGCATTTAAGTTTAATCCAAACAATAATACTAACGCTAGTATAATGTTACGCACAATTACACTCTTTGCAATAACCAAAACAAACTTTACCTAAAGTAAGTTTGCAAACTAATTTACATATTTTTTCTTTCATATTAAAAATCACTCATTATTTGTTCGTTAATAAAATTTTGTATTTCTTTTCTTGTTGCAAGCATTTTAAAACTAAGGTCTGCTTGATACCTTTTTATTTCTTCACCATCTTTAAATATAACTATAGTAGGTACTATAACTATTTTATGTTTTTCTTGTAGCTTTGGTTCTTTAACAATATCAACATCTGCTAAATCACAATCGTCTAATTTAGTAAACCATTCAACATTATTAGTAGAGTTCCACTCTGCGTTAAAGTGTGTAACTGTTATTTGTGCAAATACATTGCTACAAAACAGCATTAGTATTAAAATATATTTCATTTTATCTTAATTTATCAATTTTATCTTCCATACGGATCATACGCTCTTCAAGCTTTTTAACATCATCTCTAGTTTCCATAATGGTGTTTCTGATATTTTCATCTTTCATTTTAAATTCCATACGAGATACATCTGGCTTAGGCAGTTCTTTTGCCTCAGCTATATCAGCTTGTAAAGCAAACCACATACCTATAATTGTAGATATTGCAAAGCCAACTGCTATTAATGTTTTTATGCTTACTGTAAAGCCAGTATCTTCGTTTAATTCTTTAGCCATTCTTTTTTTTCTTGTTGGATTTGTATAGCTTATTAGCTTTTTTTATTTTGTCTATTTTTGATTTTATTACAGGATTTTTTGCAATAAATTTTTTTAACCAGTTACTCATAATTTTATCGTTTTTTGTATTGATACATAGTTAGAAGATTACGTAATTTACTCCAAATTTAAAGTCGTACCACTCTCTATTCCAGTATTTATTATACTTACCTTCAACAAACGAGCCTAAAGACTTATTTAGCTTATAACCAAATATAATACCACCGCTATAATCAAGCCATTGACCGTTATTATAAGCATGATAAGAAAACTCACCTTTGTCGTCGTAATGATAAGGCATAATATTAGCCCAAGCATGTGTCCAAAACATCTTAGTATAATGATAATAATCAAAACCTAAAACAAGCGAGTGTTGTATAATTTGATCTAAACTATTACGTTTTCTTTCAGTATAATTTGCTAACACTGTTGGTATTACAACCTCTTCCCAAACCTCTTTGCTTGTAGCAACGAGTTCTCCATCTGGAGAAAAATACTCACTAGCAGCTACATCGACATTATAGCCTTCTTGTAGTGCTAGGTAAGTGTAATGTATATTGCC